AGCTTCAAGACATGTGTTGGTATCTCCCGTAGATCGACACTTAATTTTTTTAGGAACCGAAACTACAATTGGAACAACATCCACACAAGATGACATGTTTATCCGATGGTCCGATCAAGAAAGTACCAGTGATTATACTCCTACCGCAACGAATACGGCAGGAACTCAACGACTAGCGAATGGTTCTAAAATCATGGGATCTATTCGAGGCCGGGATGCTATTTATATCTGGACTGATTCAGCTATCTTTTTGATGCGTTTTGTCGGTCAACCCTTTACCTTTTCTTTCGAACAAGTTGGAACGAACTGTGGACTCATTGGTAAGAATGCCTGTATGGAAGTGGACGGTACTGCTTTCTGGATGTCGGAAAATGGTTTCTTTCAATATGCCGGCCAGCTTCAATCGATGCCCTGCCTCGTTGAAGATTATGTTTTTGATGATCTTAATAGTACTTCCCGAAATCTTATTAATGCAGGACTCAATAATTTATTTGGAGAAGTGAGCTGGTATTATTGCAGTTCAGATTCCAATGTAGTGGATCGAGTAGTTACTTATAATTATTTAGAATCCGTGATGCTTAAGAAACCGATCTGGTATACAGGTTCTCTGCCGAGAACGGCATGGGAAGACTCTTCCATCTACGATAAACCTCACGCTTGTTATTATGATAATGCCGATGATGTCTCCTTTGATGTCGTGGGCAATACAGATGGAATTACCATCTACTATGAACACGAAACAGGGACCGATCAAGTTAATGCAGGTGGAGTTGTAACGGCTATCCTTGCTACCATTACTTCAGGCGATTTTGACATTACTCAGAAAAGAGCGGCCCAAGGTCAGCTTTTAGGAGCCCCCGATCTGCGAGGAGATGGNGAATATATTATGAAGATTCGACGATTCATTCCTGATTTTCTTACTCAGACTGGTGACACTCGAATTACTTTAATGCTTAGAGACTTCCCTAATGATACAGCGGCAAGTTCTTCATTAGGACCCTTTACAATCACAAGTTCCACTGATAAGATTGACACACGCGCAAGAGCAAGAGCTATTGCACTTAAAATAGAAAACACAGCGGTCTCTCAGGACTGGAAACTGGGAACCTTTAGGCTGGACATACAACCAGATGGGAGAAGATAATTATGGCATGGTGGAATAGAAATCAAGGATTAGAATCAAATCGACCGAGTGGAATAGACACTCCAATGAATTACCAAGATCAAATTAGATCTTTACCTGGAGGTAATTATCAAGGATGGAAAGACAGCATTATGAATACTGAGCTGCAGGACCTTCGAGACTACGAAAACTCACTTGCAGATATTAATACTAATCCTCGATACGACGACACAGAAATATATATGAAACAACCCGGAGAAACACTCTTCGCAGAAAATCGTGGAAATCCTTTTAAAAATTTTATTAATCCAGACACTAATATTTTTGGATATCAAAAATTTCCTCAAGGTGATCAATGGAGAAATAAAGATAAATATTTAAGAAGTGATGATTATCTTTCTACTCTAGAACCAAGTGAAGCAGGCGTAGGATATGACAGACGTGGTTTTAAGTTACCTTCCATATTTGGAGCAGTGAAAGGGGGTCTGGAAAGTATTAAAGATCAGTTTAAATATAGAGGAGCAACAGAAGAAGCATGGGATCCAAATACCGGAGAATTTATAAGTGCCGAAGAGCAAGACAGACAGAATGCTTTGGGTGGTTATTATTCTGATGCAGCACGAAATGCACGAAGACAACGAGCAAGAGTTGTCAATATGTTAGCGCGAAAAGGAGAGGGTAAAACTTTCAGTGAAAAGAATTTAAAAAGACTACAAGATTTAGGATATGGTGAAAAAATTATAGAAAAAGTTACAGATGTAGTGCAACCGGGAACAGGAACTACTTATACTGGACCAAAAACATCTTATTTTGATCCTGGCATAGCTGCTCGTACGCAACACCCTACAGAAAGAGCACGGACACAAGGAGGATATACGGATCCAGGCAAAGATAGCTATGGACCATGGAAAGCTGAAGGCGGAAGAATCGGTTATGCAAACGGAGAATTTGTAGACGAAGATATAAATATTCAAGGTCCAGGTTTTGATGTTAATGAAAATATTGAAATGACTTCTGGAGGAGAAGGAGATATTCTAGAGCAATTGGTTGCTAAATATATAGAAGCAGGATTCCCTCCTGAACAAGCCCAACAAATGGCTATGCAAGAACTTCAACAAATGGTAGCACAATCAGGTCAAGGCGAAGGTATAGCGAGCCTTGTTTAATGGCAAAGATCACTCAAGCCTTAACTCGTGCGAGTAAAGAATACGATCAAAAAACTCTTCAATCTTTAATTCGGGATCTGGATGGAGTTATCAATAAACTCAATACTACTTTTCAAGACGAACTTAAACAGGAACTGGAAGCACAAGCTTTCTTTGTGGATTAATGGCAGTAGTCAATCAATATAAAATGTATGGAGTTACAAGCACGACAGCCGAAGGTCCAATTAAATTTTTTGGTACGACGACGATCAATGGAGTGGTGACTCAAAACCCTTTGATTTCAGAAACCTATGTGGTGAAGTCTTTACATGTGACTAATAAGTCGAGTGGGAATACGCCAACGATTACGATTACCAACAATGCGTTTCAGGTGATTAACACGCAAACACTGGTCGCAGCAACTAGCGTAGAGATTTTAACCAATCCTATGGTGGTTGAAGGCAATACGGTTCTATCTTATACCACAGCAGGAACCGTTACCGATGGCGTAGACATTACCATCAGTTATTTAAACATTAAAAAGGAGGTTACAGTATAATGGAACTCAAACCCGCGAAGGTGACAACAACGATTAAACACAAGCAAACAGGAGAGATTTATAAGACCGAAGAAGAGTGGAAAGCTAAAGGAATTCCGGAAAAAGACATCCGAAGAGATGTCCATGTCCTGATGCCGAGCCTTGATTTGTTCGGTAAAACAAAGTAGGTTCAAAATTTAGGCGAAATTATGACAAAACCACACAGACAACGCTATGGCTTAGGAAGCTTCATTAAGAAATTTACGAAGCCCATTAAGAAAGTACTCAAAAGTCCGCTAGCAAAAGCGGCTTTATTAGGGGGTCTTGGATGGGGTGTTAATAAAGGCATGCTTCCAGGAGGAATGGGTTCAGGCTGGGTGAAAAGACTTTTAGGAAGTGGAATTGGCCAAAGTTTAAAAAAGAATTTATGGACTGATAGATCGTTTGGTGAGAGAGGTCTCTTAGGTCTTGGCACTTTAGCCGTTGGCACTCCTTTGTATCAAAAGTTCATGAAGACAGGTCCTTATGNGGAAGATGATGAAGACCCAACACCTTGGGATATTCAACCNGCAAGCATGGCTAACCTTATGGGTGAAGCTCGAGACTATTATCAAAATTATAATCCTGTCAACAGTCGACTGGCATTTATGCCACCTAAATGGGCTGTTGATGAAACTTTCTATAGTGCAAAAGGTGGACTAGCAAAATTAGCAAATGGCGGAGGAGTAGCAGAAGCTCAAGCGGAACAAATGCTTAAAATGGAATATCAAAAGTATCGTAACCAAGGTGGGACCATGTCCTATCAACAATTTAAAATGACTGTATTAAAACAGGCTCAAGGTCAAGGACCCATGGCTCAGGAACACCTTCAAACGACTCAGCCACGAATGGCAGCTAAAGGTGGCCTCATGGATATGGGTGGTATGGAAAAAGATTATAGACAGGAAGGTGGCTTTGTGCCACTAGGTAAAAAAGAAAAAGCTGATGACGTTCCTGCAAGATTAAGTAAAAACGAATTTGTATTTACAGCAGACGCTGTAAGAAATGCCGGCGGTGGAGACATCGATCAAGGCGCACAAGTTATGGAAAACGTAATGAAAAATTTAGAAGAAGGCGGAGAGATTTCAGAAGAATCTCAAGGCGCTCAAGGTATGTACAATAACATGAAACAATTAGAAACAAGGATAGCATAATGGCATTACCAGATTATTTACAAGACACAGCAAAAGATTACGCGGCACAGGCAGCAACAGCTTATAAAACAAAATTACAGCCCTCTACATTTATGGGGGAACAATTTGTTGCAGGCCTGGATCCACTACAAGAATCCGCTATCTCAAGAGCTGAGGCCGGGATAGAATCCTACAAACCTTATTTAACAGCAGCTCAGGCCAACCTTACAGCAGCAGGCACAGCTCAAGCAGGTCTTGGAGCTTTAACGGGCAAGGATGCTTATAAAGATTTCATGTCACCGTATCAACAAGATGTGATTGATACATCCTTAGCAGCATTCGACAAGCAAGCGGCACAGCAACAACAAGCTTTAAGAGATCAAGCGCTCGGGATTCCTGGTGCCTTTGGCGGAGGACGTGAAGGCGTTCAGCAAGCTGAATACCAAACAGGAAGTGATTTAAATAGAGCCGCTCTTCAAGCACAATTAATGCAACAAAATTTTGGTCAAGCACAGAGCGCAGCTCAACAAGCATTCACAAATCAACAAGCTATTGGAGCCGGTCAATTAGGATTAGGCTCAGCACAAATGGGTCTTTCTGATTTTCAACGAGCCGGTCTGGGTGCAGACATCGGCGCTGAAGGTCAACTCGGAGCTCTGAGACAAGGCCAGAAACAAGCTGAGTTAAGTGCTCAACAACAAATGAAACAAACACAAGCTTATGAACCTTACGGTCGACTTGGCCAATGGGGTCAAGGGATTACCGGTCTTGCCGGAGGAGTTGCAGGAATGCAATACAACCAACCTCAACCAGCAGGTCCATGGCAATCCGCTTTATCTAACGCTATCGGTATCGGTGGACTGTACGGTAAAATATTTGATTAGAAATTATGAGAACACTTAATAGACCAATGTTTAATATGGGTGGCCCGATTAAGGAAGGGGTCATGCATGGAATCAGGGAACCTCGTCAAGGTTATAAATTAGGGGATGCAGTTAAGGGAAGAATTGGTGGAGTTACACAAGGTGTTAAAAATATCTTTCGTGCGCCTCCAGTAAGACCTGTAACAAATTTACCTGTGCCCTATAAGCCTCCTGTAGAACGAAGAATAGCTGGAGGAATTTGGAATGCAATTAGAAATCTTTACGGAAAACTTCCTCAACACGGTTTATTTACTCGTTATGGAGCAATAGGTAGAAACTTTCCGGTTGCAACAGCATTTGGAACTACAGCCGCTCTTCCCGTAGCAGCGGCAGGTTTAACACACGCGGTTCAAAAAAGTTTGCCTAAACAATTAACAGGAGAAGGCGGTCTTTTTGAAACTTCTCCAGCGGCATGGGGTGGTATGGGTGCAGGAGCCGGTATCGATCCAACCGTTGATGAAATTTTAAGAGGTGAAAAAGTTACTGAAGGCCCTTATGGAGATGATACTAAAACTATTTTAGAAAATATAACTATGGAAAAAGGTCCTCCAGGTGGAGGAGACCCTAAGATGATGGGAACAGGTGACTTCTTCAGAAAAGAAAAAGCTAAAGCAGATAAGGACGCTAGAGTTAATAAACTATTAGAGATGATGAGATCGGAAG